ATTGTACGGGCTTAAATATAAGATAAAAGTCTTTATTTCATTCTTTGCCGTTTTGCTATTGGTGGCCCCTGGGCTCAACAGCTTTTTAGGTATTGTATAGTTAGTCTGCATTTTCAATGGATCTTAAAAAGTTATTATAATTGTTTTCTTTGTTGATTTGTATTTTTTGGCCGTCTATTTTAACCCAGTTTAAGCGATCGAGCTTTATTGTTCTATATGCGTTTTTATGCATATCGAAAACAATAATATTCTGAACTTTCCCGGGATCGTATTTTAAACCCGCCCCAGTTAAATTCTTTTTAACGCCTATGCGGCCCGTTATAGTTCGGGCCGATCCATCGGCCTTTGTAATATTAGCGGAAAAAATACGGCCGTCCTTAATAGTGTTTAACAGTTGCTTGTAAATAGAAAACTTAAAGCTATCCCAGTTTAATTGAGCTTTAAATTCCACTAGCCTGATCAGGTGCTGCAATTCGTAATGGTTTTTAGATCGTTTCATTTTGTTAAGTTTTAAAGGATTAATAATTAAATTTAGTAAGATAAACCGTTTTCAAATTGCCCCAGGATAACGCCGTAATAAATGACGGTAATTAATAAAGGAACAATAATTGAAAGGGCTACAATTTTAATAATGTTTTCGATAGTAAATAAAGTTTTCATTTTGATAAATTTTTAGTTTGTTAATATATCCTAAAGTTATAAACAATTTTAAACCTACCAAATAAAACAAATAAAAAAAACAAGCACAATTCCAATTTATTTTTAATCTAAATAAAACAATATTTGATCCTGATAATATAGGAACGAGCGCGCGTTATTTACAAAAGTTATTTGAACTGTGCAAGCCTACCTATTAATTTATAATGATTCCAGATAAGGATCAGGATCCTGGCTGGGGGGGGTACTGCGTTTAAGGGGGTACTGCGTTTAAGAGCCTGGGGTACTATGTTTAAGAACCCCTACTGCGTTTAAGAATTTCACTTCTGAAATATTGATAGCGATCCACCAGAACAAAACTTCCAACGAGAAAAAAAATTGAAAGGACCCTACTATGTTTAAGAGGGTACTGCGTTTAAGAATCCGTTTAGCGGATTACATAAACGCCTTTAGAAGAATTAGCATCTATATGTTGTAGCGCATATCTAATTCCGTCGAGGCAGTGATTCCATTTGTCTACTGGCTTTTCATTGCGAGCGTGCCATACATAATTGTTCAGCTCCTTAATAATATTCTCACTGTCTGGATCTACAATAATTTCATAGTCCTGCATTAGGGCGATCCCTGAAAGGATCGACCCACTCTTCTTAATAGTAGGGCGTATGTTAATCTTATGATTATTCTTCAATTCTGATATCAATCGAGGCTCAGAGTTATCACAGATGATAAGCTCCTCTCCAGCGTGTCTACGGTTCAAATTAGCTATCTGGGTGGTAGATAAGCCTGCTCTAACAAAAAGTTCTTTGACCCAAAGTCTCTTACTTTTTGCATCTACAGAAATTTTACACAAAGTAGTACTATCCACAGAGAATCCAAAATCCTGCCCATACACAGTCTCATAATACTCATTAAAGGGGCCTATGGTCCAGTTTGTGAAAACTGTCCCTTCAGCCTTATCCATCCAACCTCCAAGTATCTGATGATTGTAGCGGTCTGGTCTACGTCTTCTTATGTCTTCTAAGTTTAGCAAGAAAGACTCGGATAGGTTATCTATATTATCTTTAAAGGTAGTGTGAATGTAGGTAGTAGTTCCCTTCCAGGTGTTGACCCCTCCACTAACTGCCTGAGCTGCATAAAACCTTTGATAGATCCAATGCTCCTTTGTAGTGGGATTCAGCACCAATATAACTCTATTCTGCTTTCCTTTGTCCCGAACAGATTGGTCTATCTTATCAAAGGTGTCCTCATCCACAAGCTCTTCAGCCTCATCCAATACAAAGGTAGTAATACCCTGTAGGGACTTCAGAGCAGCTGTTTGATTACCAGATGAAGTTCTGATACCTTTAAATATTATAGAGCTTCCTGTGGCAGTATTTATGATCTCATCCTTAGTAATACGAAAGTGCTGCTGTATTCCCATAAGTTCGATCTTCTCTAAGAACTCAGGAATAATAGAAGTAGCAGCGGAAACCATTGTGAATCGAGTGAACAGTATCTTATGCCCAGCTTCCATTGTAAGCAGGGCTAAGAATACCGTTACTGCGAAAGACTTACCAGAACCTCGGCCACCTGTGACCACAAAGTATCTAGTATCGTTCCCAAGGGCGTTGTATTTCTCGTGTAAGTTTAGTTGGTTCATAGTTGGATCTCATCTTTCTCCTGTCGTCCTTTGTGTACACTTTATAACCTGTAATAGGATTTATTCCTTCATCCCACCACTTCTTTAGGTTTATGTCATCGCTCATATTACCAAAGTTTATTGATTGTCAGGTAAGTCGGATTCATCTGAGGGAGTCCCTGATGCCATCCCAGTATCTTCTTCGTACTCATCTGGAGTTATATCTATTGTGTTATTGTCTGCTGGCAACTCTTGCTGAGTTCCAGCAAACAGGTTCTTAATATTAATATCGATCTTCTTAGGAGCAGCCTCCTTAACCTGATCAGGTCTACCGTACCTGTACTCGAATAATAGCTTCATATGGGCGAAGGAGTCTTTAGCTTGTCTAGCTAACTCAGCCCAGGCCTCCTCCTCAGAGCCAAAGACTTCCTTCATTGCTTTAAGAGTATAAGTGCTTATCCGATCCTTCTTAGCTTTTGTAACCCTCGTACTAGAAATAGCTGGATTCTTAACACTTTCGCCTCTCTTCCGTCCGTTATTTCTACGTCCGTCATTCGGCTTCACATACTTATACTCCTTTGGTTTTCTGCCCATATTAATATAACTATTTACCTGCCAGAGTGTTTCTTATAGAGGAACTCATAAGTGTGCCATACAGCACCAGACCATTCATCTTTGCTAAACTCTTGCTTGCTTTTGCTAACTTTCTTACCTGACTGCATACATATGTAATACTTAGGTCGAACGCTGTTGAAAGGCCTGACAGGAACAGGATATACCTTATAGCCATTATTAATGCACCACTTAGCTGCATCATAATTAGGCATTACTTTTTTGTAATTGATAAGCTTCTTCTGAGCCATAGTTTTTATTTACATATCTTTTATGCCAAGCTCTTAAATCCTGATACTCTCTTAGTATATCGAAGTTATCCTGAATGGATTGCTTTAGCTTCTCTCTCAACTCTATGTTTTCCTGGATAATAGCACCAACAGAAACAGAATCGTCAGTCACATTCTTTTTAATAGAATACTCAATAAGTTGGCATATCTGATCGTATTGCTTAACAATTGACTTATCATAACTCATAAGGTCCTTAGCCACCTTTAATCCGTGAAGCACAGTAGAGTGGTCTCTATTAACTTCCTTGCCTATAGCTGAAGTAGAGTAAGTAGTGTACTGTCTACAAGCTGCAAAATATAAAAACCTCGCTGTAGCTATCCTTCTAACTCTACTGGTATCGGAGAGTTCAACATCTGTAACTCCTTCTACGATACTTTTAATAACCTTCAAATTCATCTTCTATTTCTTTTACTCTAAATTGTAATTCTCTATATGTAAAATATTCGCATTCCTTCAATGCTTTAAGTATTCCAGCGCAAGCGGCATAGTTCTCCATAGCTTCATAGTAAACTATTGACTTCTCTAAATCCAACAATGGAACTCCTGCTAGAATATCTAATAAGCTTGCATAATAAAACTGCATTGATATATTTCTAAATCGAGTATCTTCGTACATACTGCTTTGATGCGTTGCTTCTGACATAGTTATTATAATTAGCTACAGCATTAGAGAGTTTCTCTTCACCTGAATCAAAAGTAGCAGGACTAACCTCGACAATATCAATATCACCACTTCCCTTCTCCACTACTACAAATATGAAGTTGCTAACTCCAAATAGCTTGCTGTAAATATACGCTTGCATATCGTAATGCCAAACTTTTTTGGAAGTATATTTCCAGGATTCTATGTCACTTGTTGTCTTCAGGTCTACAATGCAGTCTGATCTAAGGTAATCGGCTTTGCCTCTGAAGGGCAAGCCGAATAGGTTGCCTATCATAGGTTCTTCAGGCACACCTCCTGTAAACATAGACGATGCCTCATTACATTCGTCTATTGCTTTCTTTAGCCAAGTTATACCTCTATACTCCTTCTCTAGCATAACAATCTTGTCAGTATTGTTCTCAGCCTCCTTAAAGGACTTTGTGGTTCTAGAAGACAAGCTAACCACTTCGTATCGACTATCTAACATATGAGGCTCTAGGACCATCGTATGCAACAGGTTTCCATCTCTAAGCGCAGGAGTCATTTTCTGCTCATAAAGAAGTGAATTAGCATACTTCTTTGGACTTTTGTACAATAGCTTCGCTGATGAGGATGATAAGGCTGCTTTACCTAAGTAGCCATAGTAATACTCATCATCTTTCATAAGCTCTAGTATTTCATCTACAGGAACTATTCGGCCATCTAATAATCTAATCGTTGTTTCGTCAAACATTATCTTTTGTTTTTCTGGAATGTTACAGCGCATATAGCTCTTCGTTGATCCTGATTGCTATATTCAGCGATCATTACTGGATCAGCCATACAACGCAACATATAATCCGTTCTATCTTCCGTTTTTCTAGGTACTGGAATAGGCATCTCTTAAATCTTTTTCTTTCATATGTGCTTCTAATATATGTCCATCTAATGGGCTAATACTAGCTATAGCCCTGTAGATTTTTCTGCTCATCTTCTTCACCTGATCTTTCTCAGTCTTAGTCGAATCAACACCTAGATTGGTATACATATTGGCATCCATCTCAAGTAGTGAATCTACTTTACGCTGGACCGTCCAAGTCTTGTACTTTACTATTTTATCTATTTCATTTTCCATATAAAGTGTTTTTTATATTCCTTGCTACAGCTTCAACAACATCCACTGTTACAGCATTACCACACATCTTATATCTTTGGGTATCTGATATAGGAGATGTAGCACCATTAGCTGTCCAATTATCCGGGAATCCCTGAAGTCGCTCGTATTCTATAGGACTCAATCTGCGGATGCGGTCTGTGATAACCAAATTATATTTTTGAACACTTGTTAGTGTGTTGGCAGTTCCGTTGGTGTTAATCTCCAAGCGTTGTTCTGTTGTGCGGTCTGAAGGGTTTTCGGGGTTTCTGCCACGCATAGCAGCTATAGCTGCTTCTTGTGATTGGTCGCTTCGATGTCGGATTAATGTCATTGACGAATGTAACACCCCCCTATTTCCTCCAGCTGTTAAGCATCCAACGTTTTTGGTTTGCT